TGGCACAGCGCTTTAAATGATAAATGTATAGCACACTGTTACGATTGGGATAACTCAATCTCTTCCACTCGTCCAGTACATCATATGGTGTATCGACCAGTACTCTGTTCGACTTCACTGTATGAGGCCATTTTTCAATTTGCTATGGGTTTACAGACCGGTTCCTTTACAATGGAATCTATTCGTACAGCGGCCGGTTCTTATAATCTTCGGTACGTAGTTAATGGTGTACAGGTACACAATGTTAGTAGATTGTGTTATCGTGATTTAGAACTAATTGTCAGTAACATCTATATATTAGCTTATAATTGCAAATACAACACAACTAAAGTTAATCAGGAACAAGTACGAGACGTGGTTGCTGTTCGTAATACAGCAATGGCAGGTTTTTGGAAAACATTTTTCACGAAAGTTAAGATCGGTTACCAAAACATAAAATATGTTTTTTCCGGTGGTATGAGACCTAACGCCACAAAACATCAGTATCTTTTTGGTAGTGCTGATAACGAGCAGTTTATAACAAGACTGACAGATATTGTCGACGAAAATACAAGTCGTGAAGATTTGCAACTATTGCTTCAACCTGGTACACTCTCTTTGAGAGGTGATCAATACTATTTTGAGGCGATAGAGTCTGATGTCGCGAATAAAGCCAATTTTGAAAGACCTATAATGCGCCATCATGTTTGTTCTTTGAAACTCGTCCCATTCGTTCGAGAGAATGTTGCTGATTGTTTATATACGTCGGTTTTATATCTGCTAGATCTTGGTTTAACTGTCATTCAATTTAAAGATCAACTGCTTAATCACCCAATAATAAATGTTCCATCATCAGTTAAGAAAGTAAGAGAAATGTTGTCCAATAACTGTTTTGCCGATACAGATGTATTACATCACATCTGTAATGTTTATAAAGTGCAATTTTGTCTACATACCATATCAGACGTTACAACGCATCAAATATTTGGCGAAACAGGTGCACTTTACCATCTACAACTAGAGAATGAACACTTTAGCCCTTTGTTTGAAGTGACTGTGGATCCAATTATCAAAACTATTATCAGACCATCTTCGTTACCACTATGTACAAATCTACCTCTTTGTAAATATCCATCCAATATGTACATATTACCACCTTCTGAACTGGGTTACTCCAGCATTTCGTCTGTTGAAATACAAGAAATCTTAAAATCAACCGGTTTCTTTGGTGAAAAGATCATATTGTATAATCGTAAAAGTGATGGTATCGCTAATTACCTCAATACAGTTCGTTGTAAGTTATATGCCGACCCAAGTTATCCATCCCGGTTTGCTTTGAAACTACCTGAACTAAACCGCTACTCTCAAGAGAAAATTGAAAATCGCTTGAAGATCGTTTCGATTGCTGATCTTATTATTTTTGACAAGTTCGACGAAGACAAATTTTTCGATTCCTTTATACATGCTAATAACAAAACAAAATACATTTTTAGATCGAATATTCGTATGTTATCAGATGAATTACAATTACTGTTATTTCACTTCCATCATGTGGAAATACATCGATCCCAGTACAGCGCATATCA